AAGCAGATTTGCAGGCGCAATGTGAAGAAGCTGGTATTGAATATGATTCAAAAGCTACAAAGTCTGATTTAGAAACGCTTTTGCAAAGCGTCTAAATAATGGCTTTAATCGTTGAAGACGGCAGCAATGTTGCCAATGCAAACAGCTACTCAACCGTGGCTGACTTTGTTGCGTATGCGGCAAGCGTTGGCGTGACTATCCCAGCAGACACTTCAACAGAGGTAGAGTTGGTTAAGGCTGCTCAATTCATCGACCATCACGAAACCAATCTGAAAGGCACGCGTAATGTTCGTGACCAATCTATGTCGTTTCCACGCTTCGGCTTGCAGCTAGAGGGCTGGTACTGGAACGCGAACGAAATCCCACGGCAAGTTAGACAATGCCAGTGGGCGTTTGCGCTTGATGTGCATGCAGGGATTGACTTGTACAACCGTCCAGCCAACCCAAACCCAGTAGCGAAGCGTGAGCGCGTAGAGGGCGCGGTAGATGTCACTTATGCAGTAGTTGATGGTGCAGACCAGAAAGCTACACGCACAAGCACGGGTGATTCATTGTTGCGGACATTATTGAGAAATAGCGGCTTGTATGTCGTTGAGCTGCATAGATAATGAATTTCTATAGCAATATGGCTGCAACCGCACTCAAGCTTCTTACTAAGTTCGGTTCGGGCGTTACTTTACAGCGCACCGTGGGCGATGTGTTCGACCCAATCACTGGCACTGTAATAGCAGGCGGAGTAACAGGTCTTGCCACTGTTGGCTTGTTGCGCCCATACAATGATAAGGTGATAGATGGCAAGCGCATTTTAGCAGGTGATAAAGAGTTGATTTTAAGCAACGCACAAACGCCGCAAGCTGACGACAGAGTATTGATAGCTGGTGAATACTGGAGCATTCAAAATATCAAGACTATTAAACCAGATTTGGCGACTGCTGTTATTTTCTTTGTACAGGTGCGCAAATGAGTTGGGCGGCTGATGTAGAACGCTTGGCTAGTGAAGGCGGCAGAAATTTACGAAAACTCTCAATGGCTATTAAGGTTGATTTATTCAGCGGCATTGTCGAGGAAACACGAGTGGACACAGGTCGGCTTAAAGGGAATTGGCAGATACAGAACAACAAATTCAATCCGCGCACATTGACCACATTCGACAAAACTGACAAAGGCTCACTATCTCCTTCAAACGAATCAAAGGTTGAGCGCGGCAGCTTAGCGTCAAGTAAAACCTATTTCACGAACAACCTGCCGTATGCTAAAACTTATGAAAATATTGACGGCATGGTAGGGCGCAGTGTTGCTCGTGTTCGTCAAATTGTGAAAGACGAAGTTAGGGCGTTACGATGAGTATTAAAATTGACCAAGCCTTCACATCGTTGATGTTGGGTGGTTCTTTGGGCATTGATATTGTCCACGACAACGGCGCATATTCAGCGTGGGATGGCGTATCATACACAAGCAAGCGCGGCGTTTATAAGCCGCAGGCAAGGCGCGAGTTTATGGAAATGACAACGTTTCCAGCTGGCAAGTCGGCGTTTTCACTTGCTGATACTGATAATGCAGTGGGTTTTTATCAGTGCATATTGAAATACCCTGCTGACGTTGGTGCAATCATTGTCAAACAGAAAGCAGAACAAGTTCTAAACCTGTTAAAGGTTGGTTCTAAGCCAACTTATGCGGGTCAAAAAATTAACATCATTTCTAACAATAGGGATGGTGGAAGGGTAAACGGTGGATTTTATGAAATCGTTATTCGCGCCAATTATCGGGCTTTTGTAACACGATAAAAACAAGGAGGCTATCATGCCAGTTTCAAACATGAACGGTACCACAATCGGTATATCAGCAACACTTCCCGCAACTTATGACGCGGCTGGTTATGCAGCATTAACATTTACAAATATTGGTGAGGTTTTGGACATTGGAGGTGAGCTTGGCAAAGTTTTCAATGAAATTACACACCAAACACTACAGCGTGCTTACCCTGTAAAAATTAAAGGAGCCTGCAATATCCCCAATATGACTATGAACATTGGTAAAATAGTGACGGACGGTGGTCAAGTATTATTGCAAGCCGCTTTAAATTCATCGGCAAGTTATGCGTTCGTTATCACGTTTCCATCTGGTAACACGGGTTCAATCACTGGCAAGGTTATGAAAGCAGCACAAGGTGCTATCGCAGTGGATGGCGTAGAGACGACTGTTGTTGATATTGCTATTGACCCACAATCATTATTTGAAGCTTAAGGAGATTAATTAAATGGACTTAAACGACATTAACTTAGAAGAAAAATCAAACAATGGCGCATCATTGGAGCTGGAACATCCAGTAACTGGTGAGCCGTTGTTACATGATGGCGAGCCTATGACAATCTTGCTTGCTGGTACTGATTCGGCGGCATATCGCAACAAGCAACGCGAGATTCAAAACCGCCGTTTGATGCGTGCAAGCAAGGGTCGCAAACCTGATTTTTCAGGGCTTGATTCCGAAGCGTTGGAACTACTTGCTGCATGTACGCTGGGGTGGTCGGGTCTTATTCTGGGTGGTGAAGCTTTGGAATTTTCAGAAAGCGAAGCGCGCAAGCTATACGAAACCCACGGCTGGATTAAAGAACAAGTTGACGTGTTTGTGGGTGAACGCGCCAATTTTTTTACGAGTGCCTAGAGCAAGCTGAACAATACGTTAGACAGAGAGCGTGGCTCGCTTCGACACCAAAGCAGAAGGAAGGTGTCGAATGCGAGTCCCGTGGCTCACGTATTGAAAGGTTAAGCGATGATCCAGACTTTAAGCTTCCGCAAATTGGCGAACTTGAATATGTAGTAGGCTGGTTAATTGAAATGGGCGAAGCACAGCAAACAGGCAATGGCTTGATTGCTAACACATGGCAGGAGCTGGAAGCGTTTTCTAATATTTTTGGTATACGCATGTCATGGTTTGAACTAAACGCAATGAGACGCTTGTCTGTTGCGTATGTAAACGAGTTTTACAGGGCAAATGGTAATGATTGTCAAATGCCTTGTGTTGATATTGAAAGCATGAAGTCAAATGTTGAAAATAAAGTTAAGTCGCTATTCGCGCTGCTAAGGAGTTAAAGATGTCAAGTGATATTGTAGACGTTGGTTTAGCTGTCGATAGCAGGCAGGTTAAAGAAGGTACAGATGCGCTTGATAAGTTCGGCAAACAAGCGCATAGCACAGAAACTGCAACGGATAAGCTGAACAAGTCGTTGAAGTCAGGAGCGGCTGCATTCGGTGCAGTTGCAGCGGCGGCGACGACAGCAGCGGCAGCTTACTCAATTAAAAAGACTGCGGACTTTGAAGCTGCAATGTCTGATTTATCAGCGATTACAGGCGCAACTGGTGAAAAATTAGATTTTCTAAGCAGAAAGTCGCTAGAATTTGGCGCAACAACAACCCAAAGCGCGACCCAAGTAGCAGAAGCATTTAAACTTGTAGCATCTGCAAAGCCTGACTTATTGGCAAATAGTGAAGCTTTGGCATCGGTTACACGCGAAGTTATCACATTATCAGAGGCTAGTGGTTTGGGTTTAGCCGCAGCGGCAGAAGCGGCAGGCGGCGCATTGAATCAGTTTGGTGCAGGGGCAGATCAAGCGGGTAGGTTTGTGAATGTTCTTGCTGCGGGTGCAAAGTTTGGCTCATCTGCTATTGGTGATACATCTGTTGCATTGAAAAACGCTGGTACAGTAGCAGCAAGCGCTGGTCTATCATTTGAAGAAACAAACGCAGCTATACAAGCACTTGCGGCTGTATCAATCAAGGGCGGCGAAGCTGGCACTGGGTTAAGGGCTGTTTTGTTAAAACTGTCAACTCAAACTAAAAGAGAGTTTAACCCAGAAATCGTGGGCTTTACGCAGGCTATAAAAAACCTGAAAGAAGCTAACTTGACAACCACTGAAAAGACCAAGTTATTCGGTCTTGAATCAATCACAACAGCTAATGCTCTCATCACGCAAGCAGATAGCCTTGGCACACTTGCAAAAGCACTGACAGGCACGAAGACAGCTACCGAACAGGCAAGAATACGAAACAACAATCTAGTGGGTGACATGAAGCAGCTGGACTCTGCGGCAGAAGCTTTGGCTATTACTATCGGCAAGACTGAAACGGGAGCACTGCGAGTCCTTGTACATGAGCTTACTAATGCAACTACAGGGATGAAGATATTTTATGAGGTCATGACAGGCGCAAACACGCTTGACGCTGTAAATATCAAATTAAGCGATACAGAAATCCAACTTGGGAGAATGAAAAAGCGGCTTGCTGATTTACAGAATCAGAGATTTCATCCTGAAACTCTATTCGGTCTTGATGCTGTTCAAAGTGCGAAAGATGAAATTGCAGCACTTACTAAGACAATGGGCGAATTACAATTGCAGCGTGCAAAGCTTATGCTAACTGGTGATAAAGCAGCATTCGAGCAAGCTATTGCAGCAGGCGCATCTATTCAGGAAGCTAATCAAATTGCACAAGCACAGATTGAAGCTGATAAGTTCATTGCAAATCAAGAAATTACTATCCTCAAAGAAAAGGAAGCCACAAAGAAAGAGATTAAAAAACAAGCAATTCTTGAAGCTGACAAATTAAAACTTGAGGCTGACGCATTGGCACAAAAACAAGCTGACATTGCAGCGCAAAAAGTTATTGCTCGTGAACGCGCAAAATATCAAGACCTTGCAACCCTTGCCGACACATCTAACGCAACAAAAGAGGAGCAATACCTTGCACAGTTAGACTTAGATTTAATTAGACAGGATGAGGAACGCCAGCGTCTTATTGACAACCATGTCTGGAATGCAGATATGCAAGCCACCTTTGATGAGTCGAAAATAGCGAAAGAGAAAGAAACTGCTGATAAAATTGCAGCGATTAACGATAACCGCAATGCAACAGAAAAAGCCGCCGCAGAATCCGCTGCCCAGTTTAAGGGTGCAATCGACAAAAGACAATATGGCGATGCAATAACTCAAGCGACTGGCTTTCTTAAAAACTCTGGTATGCTGAATAAAAAGCAATTCGAGCAAGTCAAGAAAGTAGAAACAGCCGTGGCTATTGTGAATGGCATAGCCACTGTTATGTCAGCGATCAAACATGGCTCACAAAGTGGTGGCATATATGGCGCGGTAATTGAAGGCGCGATAGCTGCA